ACAAAGCAGAAGTGGAGAAAACCAAGGGGACAGTCAGAAGAGGTGTTCGATGGAAATGAAACTTCTTATGAAATTGACGGATTCCCGGCTAAATCAAAGGATTATACCGAGTTCATCCAGTCAATAGCAGAGCCTTCAACGCTTCTGATGTGCAGCAATCCAAAACCATTTCTGGACACATTACAGAAGTCAACCGCAGAATCCAGAAAGGTACTGGAAAAGATGTCTGGTTTTGATATTGCGCAGTTTATGGAAGAGAATCCGCAGTACGCTCATGTGGAAGAAATCACAAAAGGGCATTCCGTAGAAGATACATTGAAGAAGCTCCGAAAAGAACTGAATGCACAAAAGAAAAAGGTGGATGCCAAAAACACGGAGATTGCATATGAAACCAATCGAAGCGTTGAAGCAGAAGACACTTCTTCATTGGAATCCAAAAAACAGAAGCTTAATGCGGAGATTTCCAGGCTGGAAGAACAGGAACAGATTCTTGAAGATTCAGCAAAAGGCTATGACAGCCTTTCATATGAAATCCGTGGTTTGAAATCTTCCAGGGATGGTCTGGTTAGCAAAGCGAATGAATGGTTAAGAGCCAGACAAAAATTTATTTCTGATACAGTTTCCGAACTTATGTTAAAAAAATCAGAAAAGGAATCAAGCATTCGTATTATTGGAATGGAACTGGATAACCACATAAGGGAAGCAAAACAGGCAAAAGCTGACTTGGATAGAGCCAGACAGGACTATCCAAGAATCAAAGAAAAGGAGTGGAATGATTCTAGACTGAAAGCTATTGAAGCTGAAACATTCAATGATTCTGATACCATTTGCCCCACCTGCGGACAGGAACTGCCGGAAGAACAGGTTGCCGAATTGAAAGCCTCCTTTGAAGAAAAGAAGAAGTTTAGAATTGAAACTGAATTAACCCAAAAGAAAAATTGGGAATCAGTAAAGCAGAACCAGTTAAAAGGAATTTGCGATCTTGGAAATTCTGCTTCTGCAAAATTAAAGAAAACCAACGAGGAAATTAACAAATTACAGTCGGAAATCGGCGCAGCACAGGATGAAGTTGCTGAACTCACTAAACAGATTGAGGAAGAACAGTCCAAATTTACGGAGCTTCCAGAATCTGTAGATATGACAAATGATGAAGAATATCTTGCAGTTACAGTGAGAATTGCAGAACTTGAAGAGAAACTGAAATCATTTGATGATGTTCCTGGAAAGAAACAGGAATTAAGAATGCAGATCAGCAATGTTATGAAACAGATTTCCAATGTGGATGCAGACATTAAGATTGCACAGGCAGCAGTCACAGAGAAAGAAAAGCGAGTAGCCGAACTGAATGAGGAACTGAAAAGCCTTGGACAGGTACAAGCTGATATTGAAAAGAACATTGATACCGTTCTTAACTTCTCAATCCAGAAGAATAAGGCACTGGCAGAGAAAATCAATCCATTTTTCCATCATTTTCAGTTCAGCTTCCTTGATTACACGATTGAGGGGAACCCAGTGGAGACTTGCAAGATGATCTGTAATGGAATCGACTACAACAGCGGATTGAATCATTCCGACAAAATTCTTTGCGAGGTTGATTTACTAAATGGATTACAGGAAATGAATGGGCTGAATCTTCCGCTTTGGATTGATGATTCTGAGAGCATTGACAAAAGCAGGATACCTATGTTAGACAGGCAGATGATTGTGCTAAGAGTGACAGATGGGGATTTGAAAGTAATCTGACAAACAGGAGGGGAAAATGCTAACAGCAACATGGGGAAAACATTTTTTCAAGGCAGATTCCACGTATAGTAAATAAAAAATCGGTGGCATATGAATCCGGGTGAATGCCCGGAAAGCACAACAGGAAAAAATAAAACAGTTAATGAAAGAACAGGAAATTACAATTCAACATAGGACAAATTATTTCATCCTGTTTCATATGCCACTGAGCATATAAATAAAGAAAAGGAGAATTAAAATGACAGAAAACACACAGGTAGCAAATTTTAACACACAGCTTTCCTACTACACAAATCGTTATGTTGATTTAATGGAAAGAGATTTAACTACAAGAGGAATGGAATTTGATTCCTACTCAAAGGATTGCGTAGTGGCAGCAATGGGATCTATTTTCCAGATGGTGCATGAGAGTGGAGTGAGTTTTGAAGCAATTAATGGCTCTAACCTTAAATTCATTCTGAGCAAAGTAGCAGCGTTAAAACTGAACGCAAACGCACAGCCGAGAGAGTGTTATTTCCAAATCAGAAACGTAAACATAGCGGCGAAAGGGCAGAAACCTCAGTGGGAGAAGAAAATCGAATTTGCGATTGAGGGCGATGGAAATGACGCTCTTGTAAGCAGATATGGTGTCGATGTAGCTAAAGTATTCCCGTACTGGAAAGTCAGAGAAGGTGATAAGTATATCCCACCAAGACATAAAGGTGTGGAAATCACACCGCCAGAATGGGAAGAATCTGGTGTAGGTAAGGTAGTCCGTATCGTATATCCGATTCAGTATAAGGACGGACATATTGAATACCTTTCTTGCGAAAGAGCAGATGTACTGAAGAATCTTGCAGCGCACATCAAGAATAATCTCCAGAATGAAACGTTTGGAATTTGTGCGGACAGATATAAAGCTACAGATGCGCAGAAAGCTCAAATTGAAGCAAAGAAAAAAGAAATCATGAAAAAGGTCTCTGACATTGGAGAACTGGAAGCAATCATTGACTGTGAGGAATTAAGACCGTATATTTCACCGTCTTATTATGAAACACAATCCAGAGAATCAATGATTATTCGTAAGATGCGAAACAACATTATGAAGTCTATTCCTAAGAAATGGGATAATCCGGTGCAGGCTTATGAATATAACATGATGGATGCTACGTACAGGGAAGTGCAGGAAGAAATCAAACAGAATGCCAATGTAGAAGAATTCATTCCACAGCCAGAAGCAATCGAAGAAAAGCCAAAGCAGCCAACCGTAGCCGAAACCGTAAAAACAGAAGAGAAAGAACCAATCCCGGCAGCAGAGCCAGTGGAAACAGAAATTCCGTCATTTATGAGCCAGGAGGAAATGTAGGATGGAAACTTCCACAATTGTGCTTATTATTTTGCTTTCAATAGCACTTTTGGGATGGATAGTAACTTTTATTCGAAAAAATGAATACAATCGAACCAATTTAATTATTCTTTTAAATGTTATTACATATGTGGTACTCATTATAATCCGACTTACAATGTAAAAGGAGAGCCAAAATGAAGCATAAATGTATTAAGACAGCAGTATTAATCACAGGGATTACAGCAATCACAATGTTTAGCGGTTGTTCTTCCTGTAGCAGATCATTAAAATCACTGTCTAGTGATATTGACGGTGGTCTGAACCGTACCGTAACTGTTTACGATTACAACGGCGGTAAAATTAAGTCCTGGTCTGGAAAGTTTGATGTTTCCGAATCAGAGAATGAAGTTTACTTTGATGATTCTGACGGAAAGAGAGTTATTATCCACGGCGGTATTGTCGTGAATGAGGAAAACTGATATGAGCAGCAGTGTAATTGAAACAATTAAAGAAGTTGTAAGCAATATGAACAGCGGACTTTATGATTTCACGGTAGATGGGAAATGTTCAGAATGCGGTTCGTGTTGTTCAAATTTTCTACCGATATCATCCAAGGAAATCAAACAGATTAAGTGGTACATTCGCAAACACCATATCAAGGAATGCAGACATAATTTCACTGCTTCATTAATGGATTTAACCTGTCCGTTTCTGATGGACGATAAGGCAAAAGAGAAATGTTCAATCTACCCTGTTAGACCGGAGATATGCAAATCATTTGTCTGCAATGACCCACAGGGAGCCAGAAAGAACAAAGCTTTAATGCATAAAAAATATAAGCCTGTTGATATGAGAGAAACGTTTTTCGGAGGTGAGTAGGAATGAGATTAGCAAGTCAGAATGGGGAAATTGATGTTCCTTATGAAATCACATCATTAAGCAGAATTGGAAATATCATAAGAGCATATGTGCCAATGGTAGGCGAAAAAGGAACAGTCATGGCTCGTTATTCGACAGATGAAAAAGCCCAAAAAGCTATGAAAGCTTTGCATAAAGTGTATGCAGGAATGTTTTTAGCACAAAACATTGAAATGAGCGATGATGATTACGAAGAATGCATAAAAATGGCTGCAAGAGGTTTCGGAATCATTAAAACCATGGTTAATAGCCCAGATATGAAATTCGAACCTGCAAACATTGTGTTCCGATTTCCAGAGGATGATGAAGTATGAAAGAAGTAGGCGGGAAAGGAATAAATCTTGACGCTTCGATTGTAGTTGAAATCACATTAAAAGAACTTATCGGAATTAGAGACAGCATAAGTTTGGTTGGTTGGTCAACGATACAAAGAGCATACAATTGGAAAGAAGCACCATATAGTCGTGATGAAATGTACAAGATATCATCAGACATAAAAGAAATATTAAGAAATAATTTGGAGTAAAAGCGAGGTGATGAAAAATGTTCATGAGAATAGTAAATACAGGGAGTACCCATGGAAACTGCTATGTTTTGAAATCGAACAGCGGAGAAATGCTTCTTCTGGACTGCGGATGCAGATACAAAGACATTCTGAAAGCTATTGATTACAGAACAAGTGATGTTTCTGGCGTGCTTCTTACCCATGAACATGGTTGAGCGATCACCGTGAATCATTTAAAAATCTGATGAATTTAGGTATTCAGATTTACACCAATGATGAAACCGTGGAACATCTTCAAATCATCACTGGCGAATTGATGAAAGGAGTTCCAGAGAAAAGACCGTTTCGGGTTGGTTCGTTCACTGTAATACCGTTCTATTTGCCGCATACTACAAGGGATAAGGACACAGGGCAACTTATTCAATGTTTCAATTATGGGTATATCGTGGAACATGAAGAAATGGGAAAGCTACTGTACATGACAGACTTTGAGTTTTGCCGATACAACTTCAAGGCAATGCGACTGAATCACTTGGTTATTGAGTGCAACTACTGTGGAGAATTGGTTGATAAAACAGCCGAAAATTACACGCACAGGCTTAAAGGCCATTGTTCCTTAGATACTTGCAAAAGCTTGGTAAATACAAACCGTACAGCGGCATTGCGGACGGTAACATTGGTGCATTTGAGTAATGAAGCAGCTGACCCGGAACAGATTTTGAAGGAGATAAAAGAAGCGGTGGTTTGGGATGATGCCCTGGTGCAGATTGCCAGACCGGGGCTAGAAGTTAATTTGGACTTATGTCCGTTTTGAAAGGAGAAATAGATGGTATCAATTGAATTAAAAGATTGGAAAGAAGTAACAAAAGGAATTTATGTAAATCCAATTTCTGCAAATGCAGCTTATGAAATTCATATTAAATACTGGGACATGAAAACAGATATTCTTTCTGCAAATGCCGAACTTTATATAGTGAGAGATTGGCATGAAAAAGACGGAAGAAACATCAGAGAAAGAGAAATACTGCTTGATTATGCATCTGTTATGGATTGTATTTGGAAAGCAGTTGAAGATGATAAGGAAAACAATTCGACTGAATAATTGAAAGGAGAAAATTAATGCCAAAAAAATTTAGAAACTATGTAATTAAAGGACAGGAGCATGTAGACCGTAAAGCAGGAAAAACAATTCCTTCAACTAGTGCATGGCGCTCAGTAAGAGATATGCTTCCAGAAGCTCCAACTGATGATACCGCATGTTTGTATTATGTAAAGCTGAAAAACTCTGAAAGAATCATCATGCTTGCATATACTGGAAATGGCGAATGGACTGACACAGAAGGAAAAGAATACAAAGGTATAGAGACATGGCTTGAATATATGCCAAAAGAACATCAAATAGTCGAAAGAAAGGCTTTCTTAAATGAAGATATTTTGAAAGCTATTGTTTCTGATTATATGGAAAAAACTGAAGGAGTTACGGTTAATACAAATAATGTATTTTTTAAAGTAGGAAGAAGATCTGTCGGCTATGGAATTAGTGAACATGAGGAATTGGTATTTATTGGATGTGATGTGATAGCTATAGGGGAGGGAAATTGAAAATGAGCGTATTCAGCGTACCAGTAACGATTGGTGTCAATGAGGAAGAAATTGCAAAGGAAATCCGTAAAAATGTTGAGGACAAGGTAGTTGAAAAAATTACCAAAGAAATCAAAGGAGTTATTTATAAAAAAGAGTTATATGGTAGTAGAGAAACCAATGAGCCGTTGTGTAGGATGATACATTCTCATATTTCCGAGATACTAGAAGAGAATAAAAACGTGATCGTACAGGAAGCGGCAAAAGCCTTGGCAGATAAGATGATTAAAACCAAGGCTGTGAAAGAAGCAATAAAAGAAACTATTGAGAAAGTCAAGGAGGATTAATCAATGAAAATCTTCTTAAAAACACTTGACAAACTGAAAAAGCCAGAACCTTCCGAACAAGAATGTAAGTACGATAAAGGATGGAATGATGCAATCGAGAAAGTTGAAGAACTGATTTGTTCCTACAGTCCTGCGGATATGTGGATTCCAACAGAAGTGAAGCTGCCGCCGGAACCAAACAAGGAAGAAAATCCAGGAGATTGGAAAGAATATATGGTTACAATTAAGGGTGCTGTTCTTCCGACAAGTCTTACTTATTTAGGAGACGGCGAATGGGGAAGTGTAGAAGCATATGGCTTTGCGTATTACCCAGTCATTGCATGGCAACCAATGCCACCAGTTTACAAACCAGGGAGGTAAAACCATTGGAAATAACAATCGGGATTTGTGCAGAGGAAATCAAAGAAATCCTTGTTGAGCACATCAAGACAAAAGGATTCAACGTAACGGAAGATGATATTTCCTTTGTTATTGGGAAAGAAGAAGTTATAACAGGGAATACAAAGAAAATCAAACACGCACTTATCAGATGCGACATTCAGATTGAGAGGTGATAAATTGTGAATATTGTTATTATTTCTGGGAGATTAACTGCTGACCCAGATATCAGAATGGGAACGAATGACACCAAAATTGCAAGATACATTTTAGCTGTTGAAAGAAGAGTAAAAAAGAACACGGAAAGAAAATCTGACTTTATTACTTGCGTATGCCTTGGGAAAAATGCAGAATTCGCAGAGAAATATCTTAAAAAAGGCACGAAAGTAAATATACGTGGAGAATGGCAGACTGGAAGCTATACGAATAAAAGCGGCGAAAAAGTCTACTCAAATGATTGCCTTATTGCAGAACATGAATTTGCAGAAAGAAAAAGCCAGTCACCACAGACACAGGAAGCAGATACACGACCAGTACCACCGCCAGAACCTAGTTTCATGGATGTGCCGGATTTAGGCGGTATGGAAGATGAATTTCCGTTTAGTTAAGGAGTGATGAAATGGTACAAACAGGACAGATTATTTATTTTAGCAATCAGGAAATGATGTGCTTTGATGTTGAATCCAGTGAGGATATTACTGAACCACCAGAACAAATAGAAACTACATCGGTTTATGGCGAAACAAGAACGTATGTTCCGGCAATGATGAATCCAACAACTCTTATTGTAACCGGAAAGGAACTTGTAAAACTTGACCCAACAACCATGAAACGTATTGCCAGATACAATCTTGAAGAAGAGAACGCAGCGCTGCTTAAAGAAATCGAAGAACGTAAAAAGGTAATCGCGGATCTTGAGCAAAAAGAAGATGTTTTGCGCGGCAGGTTTAGAAAAGCAATAGCTACATTTAAAGAAATCATGGAAAATGGTTACTATGATGATGGCGAAGAAGAGGATGAAGATGAATGGGAGTGATTAAATGAAGCAGCCAGTTTTAGAAACAAAATCTACATACAAAGGTTATCCATATGTGGTTCTGTTTATGCCCGGAGCATACAGATGCGGATACGTTGGAATACCTAACAGCCATAAGCTGGCAAAGAAAAGTGTTGATGATTTAGGTTATCTTTACTGCCATGGTGGAGTTACTTATTCAGAACCATTTCTACACGATTGTGACGATGATGATATATGGTGGATTGGATTTGACTGTGCTCATTGTTTCGATGGTTATGATATTGAGACAGCAGAACAGTATTTCGGAGAAGAACCAGACTTCAAAAAAATGATTAAAATAATGGGAGATTGCTGGCGAGAATTAAATAAAGATCCAGATTGCAAAATTCGTTCACTTTCCTATGTTAAAAATGAATGCAAGAAACTCATTGACCAGATTGAAAAAGGGTGATTCCGGTTGGATTATAAAAAACTTAGGCAGGCAAAAGCTATTGAAGCAACAAACCGAAAAAGGCTTCTAAAAATCAATCCGAAGCTTGATGATGGGAGCGGAATATATTTTCTAACCAGAACTGATGAAAACGAAATCCCATACTTTTATATAGGCCAGGCAGTACATATAATTCAGAGGATGTGCTCACACCTTACTGGGTATCAGCACATTGATTTATCAATAAAGAAGAGAGGATTTTACAGTAAAGAAAATCCGTATGGGTGGAAAATAAATTTTATCCATTATCCAGTAGAACAGCTTGATAAAATGGAACAGTATTGGATATTGGAATACACAAAAAAAGGGTACCAATGCCGATACAATAAAACGTCTGGAAGCCAAAGAGAAGGAAAAGAAAAAATAAATGAATTTCGCCCAGCAAAAGGTTATAGAGATGGACTTCAACAGGGCAAGAAAACACTTGCAAGAGAGTTAAAACACATCATTGATACTCACTTAAATGTATCAATCAGACCAGAAAAAGCAAATAACAAAGTATCTATTAAGGCGTTGGAAAAATTCAACGACTTACTCAATGAAGAAAACTATCACTGATTCTAATACACCAGTAGTTCTACTGGCTAAATTCCAAAGATAAAAAAATAAAAAAATGAAAGGAGCTTGCCTTCAGCTGACGTAAGGGTGCACCGGGCTTCTTTTGAGGATGATAAATGACGGTTTTTACTGTATGGATTGTTTCGATGGCTTTAAATTGATTGATGACGAATCAATAGACATGATTTTAACCGACCTTCCATATGGACAAACAGCAAGAAATAAATGGGATTCGGTTATTCCGTTTGAGCCATTATGGAAACAGTATAAAAGAATTATTAAAGAGCATGGTGCCATTATATTATTTGCAAACGGAATGTTTACTGCAGATTTAATGCAAAGTAATCGTGATATGTGGCGATATAACTTGATATGGCAGAAAACACAACCTACAGGATTTTTGAATGCTAACAAAATGCCTCTTCGGTCACATGAAGATATTTGTGTTTTTTATAAAAAACTTCCTACTTATAATCCACAGAAAACAACTGGAAACAAAAGAAAAATAAGTAAAGTGGAACATAAGGTTAAATGCAAAGAAACAACAAACTATGGGAAATACAGATTAACTTCTTATGACAGTACAGAGCGTTTCCCAACATCTGTGTGGACTTTTGCAAAAGACAGTCAAAAATGCGCGCTACATCCAACACAAAAACCGTTATCACTTATGGAATTGTTAATCAAAACATACACAAATCCAGGTGATTTAGTCTTGGATAATTGCGCCGGTTCCTGTAGCACAGGAGTTGCCTGCAGAACTACAGGTAGAAGATTCTTAGGTTTTGAGAAAGAAGAAAAATATTTTCATATTGGGAGCGAACGGTTAAAAGAGGTGGAATGAATGAAATTAAAATGTGAAATATATCGTGATTCTATGCAGAATTATAAGAAATATGCAATCCCAAGAGCACAGCTTGTAATTGCAGATGTTCCTTACAATGTAGGTAATAATTTTTATGGAAGTAGCCCTATGTGGTATACGAAGGGAGATAATAAAAACGGTGAAAGCAAATTAGCCGGGAAAGCAGCATTTAACTCTGACTTCAATTTCAACCTGTTTGAATACTTCCATTTCTGCTCGAAAATGTTGAAGAAGGAGCCTAAAAAGGCAGGGGTAAGAGGAAGAAGTTCAGACGCACCATGCATGATAGTGTTCTGTTCATTTGAACAAATTCAAACTCTGATCAATGCAGCTGCGAAACATGGCTTTTTTCACTATATACCACTTGTGTTTATCAAAAACTATAGTCCACAGGTGCTTAAAGCAAATATGCGTGTGGTAGGTGCTACAGAATATGCTCTTGTATTCTACAGAGATAAACTTCCAAAATTCAGAAATGGAGCACAGACGGACAAAAACGGAAAGACTATTCGTGGAACTGGGAAAATGGTATTTAATTGGTTCCAATGGGAGAAGGACGGAAAAGATATTCCGAAAATTCATCCAGCGCAGAAACCAGTAGCAGTTCTGAAAAGATTAATTGAAATATTTACTGATCCTGGTGATGTAGTGATTGACCCTTGCTGTGGAAGTGGCAGCACATTGAGAGCCGCCATGGAGCTCGGTAGAAGTGCATACGGATTTGAAATTGACAGGAACTTTTATAGCAGAGCGAAAAACGAAATGCTTGTTTTTGAAAACGATATCCAAATGAGCATAGGAGATTTTATATAAGGAGCGTGATTAAATGTCAGAAAACACAAACGAATGCGTAATTGACAGGAGAAAAACTCACATACATGAAACAGAGTTGCGGAATCGAGTATTCAGTGCATGAACACAGAGGATTCTGCGAGAAAGATAAGGAGGACACAAAATGTTAATCAGAAGTCAGGATAAAACAGCGCTGGTAAAGTTTGAAAACATTGTAGTTAATCTAAAACTCCCAGATTCATTGAATGTTATATGTTGGAGTTTGCAGGATGCACAGAGAAGTGGAGGATATTTTATTTTAGGAAAATATTCCACCAAAGAAAAAGCCATGAAAGTACTGGACATGATTCAGGAAGCCTATGGAGATTCGGAATACACAAAATATGTAATTCCAGAAGTATGTAGGATGTTAAGTATGAAACCAAAAACGGAAGAAAACAAAGCACATGCTGGAGAACTTGGAGAAATGCTCAAAAAAGGAATGACATTCCAGATGCCAGAGGATAGTGAGGTGGAAGTATGAGCCATATTAAAGACAGATTAATTCAATTGAAGAATGAGGTGCAAAACACAGGGAACGGAGCTTATTTCTCGAAAAATAATATCTCAAAAATTGTAGAATTACTTCTTGCTGATCTGGAAGAGAATGAGAAAGAAAATGGATGGATTCCGGTCAGTCAGAGATTGCCAGAAGAACATGATTCTATATTTGCGAAATTCAAAGGAACGGACAACTGGAAAAGAGGAATGTTCGAGAAAACATCTAAATACGTGATTGCTACAGTTGCGTTTGACGATGGAACAGTATTGGTAGAGCAGGCGCATACTACTGATGGAATTTGGAGAACGGATAAAAAAGTTTTAGGCGGAACAGTAGTTGCATGGATGGACTATCCAGAACCATATAAGGAGGACTAATAAATGTTGGAAATAAAACGTTGCGAAGGAAACGGGCAAGGTAGTTGCAAAAGATGTGACGATAAAGGCATCTGGAACAGACACTGGACGTGCTTCTTATACAAGATAGAGGGGCTTGAAGGCTGTTACTGTAGAAAATGCGTAAAGGAAATCATGCGGGAGGAGGACTAAACATGACAGTAAAGCAGTTATTGGACATTATAGATAAGAAAACAATGGTAGAAGTCAGAGGCGAGCACGACTGTGAACTTATATTTTCTACAAACAGATATTACAGACACTATACAAAAGACATTTTTGAAGAGATAAAAGAAAATACAGTCACACAGATTACTGCATTCGAAGAAGATCTGATTGTTATTTATATTGATTCTGAGATATGGAGGGAATAATCAATGGAAATGTCAATTTTCAAAAAGGACGGGAAGACCTACACCAGATTCAAGGTCACGCTAAAAGAGTTTAAATCTTGGCAGGCTTTACTCGAGATAAAGTATTGTATTGATACATCAGAGCCGGTCAAGAAAAACAGCAGATACATTTATTTCGAAAAAGAGGGTGACTGGATTAATGGGATATTGTAAATTAGAATGTCCGGACGGCGAAACAGAGTGCTGCATCTGCTGTGAAAAACAGGATTCCTGCCAGTGCAGATGTGACGATATAGACAGTTACGAATATGCAGAGGAGTGTGAAGAGTATGAAACTGATTGACGCAGACGAATTAATTGAATACATTAAAGCTTTTGAGATTGGCACAAGTATTAGTTCTGACCAGAAAGAGTTTATTGATTGTGTTAATAAACAGCCGACAGTTTTTGATGTGGATAAGGTTGTGGAGCAGTTGGAAACAAGAAAAACAAGAGCTGCTGCATTACAGAAGGAAAATATATCAGAGTATTTCGAGGGTGAAACTGATGCGTTTGAATTTACACTTAAAATCGTGAAAGGCGGTGGAGTTGAATGAGAGAAATTCTTTTTAAGGCAAAGCGGATTGATAATGGCGAATGGATTGAGGGATATTACCTAAGAGATCAATATCACATAGGGGGGAAGGACATTATTTTTTATCGAAAGGATTCAGATCGGTTTACAGTATATACCAATATAATTGATATAGAAACCCTCTGTCAGTTCACAGGTCTGACCGACAAGAACGGGAAGAAAATTTGGGAGAACGATATTGTTAATCATAACGGAGAATATGCCCCGGTAAAATTTGGAATGTATTGTTCGAGTTTTGATTACGGAAGCTATAATTTTGGATTTTATGTTGATTTTCCAGAAGAGACATTTTACCGGAAAGAACTTGGGTATTGGTGCAGAAAGGTTGAAGTTTCTGGTGACATTTTTGACAACCCAGAATTATTACAGGAGGAATCAGATGAGTAAAGGCAAAGACATTTCAACCATGTTTACGAAAGATGAAAATAAAAAGAATGGAAGACTTGGATATTATAATGCTACCAGAGAGAAGAAAGATGTTATCAGTCCGGCACAGTATGGAGCATTCTTGCAGAAAAGAGGTAGGAGAAAATGAGCAAATCAGTATTAGTGATAAATACGCCAAAATATTGTGCTTCATGTGCTTTACGCAGCGGAATACTTCACCCATTCTGTAGAGCGAATAGAAGAGATATTACAGATTTGAGCATTAGACCAGATTGGTGTCCATTGAAGCCATTGCCAGATAAAATGAAATTAACAGGAGTGTACGGAAGAGAGTATTTTCAAAGCAATGGGAAGATGCCTAGTTACAAGATTGGTTGGAACGATTGCATTGATGCGATTACAGGAGGAAATTCTGATGATTAATTTAACAGGAAAAAGTGTATTTGTAAGAACACAGGAAGAATATTTGAGCGTTCTGAAAATAGCAAGGCTTCAGGGATTCACATGGGTGAGAGAAAACAATTTAAGCCCTATCAAAATTCCATTTCCAAATGTATTGAATTTTTACGACGACAAAAACGTTGCTTACAGAAATAAAGAAAAGACATTGTATGAAGCATCTGAAATTGTCGAAGATGAAGAAAAAATCAAGGATGCAATAAACCTTGTCAGAACGTTCGCTAAATACCCAGACAGAACAGCATTGACGGAATCATTTATTAAGTCCTTGAATCTACTTGCAGATACTGTAGAAAGTCAGATGGAAGAGGTGAAGTAGATGACCGATGAAATCTTCAATCTCATGGAATGTTTCCCAGGGAGCTACATAAACAGATTGGGAGAAATAATTCTTTCCGAAAAAGGAAATGTATATTTCACAGCAAAGAATTGCACCGATAAAGAAGATATTATCTGCAAGCTGCTTGAATGGTGTTCAAGACCAATGGCAAAAGGAGAACCATACAGTTCACCTAAAAGGAACAATGAATGGAGAGAACAACTGATATCAAGCCTTAACAGATATCTGGGTACAAACTTTAACCAAGAGGATATGTACTGGATTTACGATCAACTCGGAAATGCTGTAAATCATAAACTGACGCTGAGATTTATCAGAAGTGATTTTAATTTGAAAATCATATATCAAGAAGTAAAAGAGGTGAAGTAGATGAGCAAGAAAGTAAAGTGTTGCGAGTGTGCTTCTTTTATAGGCTGGGCTTTGCCTGAGCGAGTAGATAAAGATAACTACGAATACGCCAAAAGAGTTTTCAAATTGGCTTCTACTACAGGAATATGTGGATACAGCATGAAAACCAAACAGATGACACATGAACAGTATTGCAAACGATTTGAAAAGAATAAATATTTAGAGCAGGAAAGTAAACTTTTTAAACAGGAAATTTTGAACCTTAAAAATGCGATTGCAGAGTATGAAAAAGAAAATTTTGTGGAAGTAGACGAATCATGGAAAGCTCATTTTATGAGAAAATTTCAAGAGGTGAAGTAGATGGAGAGATTAACAAAATGGGAAGATGGTAATATCACATATAACGAAAAACGAGAGTTTGAGTGTGATGAATATTGCGATAGTTGCTCACAGGGTGTAGGAAATTGCAAAACAGTAGAGAATATGATTAAAAAGCTTGCCACTTATGAAGATTTAGAAGAACAGGGCTTGCTTGTGAGATTACCGTGTCCTATTGGTACAACTGTATGGGATATATACGGAATGGATATTCGAGAAAACGTGGTAAGCGGAATTGAATGCGGCAAAGATGGTAAACAGTTTTTGTGGGCAAACCATGATGAATGGATCGGAGAATTAAATGTTTTGGTATTCCTCACCCGTGAAGAAGCTGAAAATAAGTTGGAGGAACTCAAAAATGAAATTTAAAGAATTTATAAACTGGTGCAATGAAAGAGCCTGTGATGGATGTTGGGGAATGTTAGAAGCAATAGCGTGTATTAATTTAATAAATGAGATTATGAAAATCCAATTTTGGAAAAGAGAAAAAATCTGGAAAGAAAATTATGAGCAACAGGCATTGGAAGAGATTATTAATCCGATAGAGAAGAAGTTGGAGGAGATGAAGAATGGCTGAATATGTTAAAAAGTCAGATGTAATAAAAATCATGGAAAATAATTCTTACATGATAGAGGTATTTGGAGTTAAGAAGAAAATGATTGACGGATTCGCAATGGGTTGTGATTTCGCAGACTTAAAAATTGTTGAGATTGATGATGAAGAGGAAATTAATATGAAACCAGAAGAAGCAAAAGACATATTATCCGATATGAGAGACCAGCATTTATGTTTCTTGGGAAATTCAGAAATCAAAGATGAATGGCAGAAGAACTATCTCAAAGAAGCATGGGCGTGTGATTCTGGTGCAAAGGCTCTTGCCGGATTAATCACAGGGATAAAGATTAATAAAGGTGTTATCGCAGAAAGTATTTTGCATTACGGCAAAAATAATCAAAGTACAGTCTGTATGGAAGAATGCGCCGAACTTATCCAGGCAATCAGCAAGGCAAAACGTGGAAAAATCAACCGTGATAACATGATAGAAGAAATTGCAGATGTATTGATCTGCATCGAAATGTTAAAGCAAATGTACATGATTTCTGATGAGAAAATTAATAAGTGGATTGAAAAGAAACAGGCGAGAGAAGCAGAAAGGATGAAGAAGAATGAATAAATGTTGCGCTAGTCAAGATGGAATATGTCGAAATTCCATTCTTTTTGGAACAAGATGCGATGGTTACAAAGAAAGATGCAGATTAAGACCAACTTATAACACTATCGAACAAACAGTGAAGAATTACCAGAAC